TCAGAACATGCCATAGTTCTTTTGCGCTTCGAGTGCCGCTTGTTCCGCATCGGCTTGCGCCTTGGCTTCGCGCTTTTTCTGGCGCGCCTCTTGCTTAATCACCAACGCAGCCTGAATCCTTTCTTCGGACCAGCCCGCCTTTTTCTTCTCACGCCTAAATCGGTTGTCGCTACTCTGATCAGATTTCGCCTGCTTTTCCTCCGGCGAGAGATTGCCATAGCGCTTCTGCTCTTTTTCGGCGTGACGCTTTTTCGCATTCTCGTCGTGCTCGTCTCTCGTCTTACCTTCGATCTTCTCATACGACCGAACGACACCACCGTTCTCAGCAGCATATTCGGCCCGCTGCCTCTGCTTTTGCGCCTCGTATTCTTGCGGATCGCGCTCGGCCTTCCACCGCCTCGCATTACGCGCTGAATGGAGGTCTGCGTTCTCTTGCTTGATCTTCGCTCGCGTGTTTCTGATCAGGTCACGCTGTTGCGGTTTAAGGTTGGAACGACCTTGTGTGTCGTCGCTATTTTTGCTATTCATTTCCTACACCAAGTTATCAAAGAGGTGAGCGTTCCCGCGCTCGCCTCTTTTCTTATTTTGCGGCCTCTTCGATCACATTTGCCAGATCGGTCGCCACGTCGAGATTGAGCGGGTATTCTTTCTTCGTGATCGGCGAGACCAGTTTGAGGCCGTTCCCTGCGCGCTTCACCTCAATACCACTCAAAGCCGCAGCACCTTCGATCCAGCGTTTCTTGCGCTCAATATCCTTCGCAGTGAAAGAACCGGCAGACGCCAAGACCTCGGCGACGGTCGGCCCCTCACCCATCGGAATGAGCGCTTCCATATCGCCCGCGACGATCTTGATACCATCCTCAGACTTGGCGACGTCCACGCCCGGAATGTCAGCCGGGATTGTTCCCGCTTCGATCTCGCTGCGGACGTAATCGCCGATCACCTCGGAAATGGTTTTGTTTTTGGCTTCCGCGATCATGCGAAGTTGTTCAACGCGTTCACCGGGAAGACGAATGTGGTTACTCATAGGGTATTCCTTATTACTAAATTCAGATATAAGTTAACAGTTAACTGTTAGTGCGTCAATCGGAAATTTGGAGAAAAATGTTTCTGCGTATTTCTTGAGAGCACTTCAAACCGGGGGAAAAGTGTTTCTGCGCATTCCGCAGGAAGGTGTTTAGACAGCCACAGGAGGAATGTTTCTGCGTATTTCTTGCCTGTTAGGTATATATATAAATTATTAGTATTTATTAAACACTCAAGAAATACGCAGAAACATTTGTTACGTCCAAAACGACACGCATCCTCATAACACCCTCCTCCGGCTAACTCTTCCTCCCTCTCCCGGCCATATCAGGCTCAGCCCCACAAGGCACCAAAACCCGCCGTTCCGGTTCTGCCACCCCTGCCCCACACGGTAGCACGCGCGCACAGTCTCACAGAGAGTCACCAGACGCCCGTTGCGGCCTTCCGAGTCCACACCCACCGAAAGACCGCTACAGGCGCTCTAAGGCGCCTCTCAGCGCACTTTTGAAAATCAGGCCGCAGACCGCCGCAACACACCACCGGGGCGCATCATCTTCGTGATTTCGGACTGGACCAACGCTTTCATACTGCGTTCGGTCTCACTGGCGATCTTGGCGGCAAGGTCACGGTTCTTTTCCGGCGATCCGCCCGAAGCGTTCACGCTGATATTCGGCGCAATGGTGATCGAAGGTGCGGCGCTCATGGTCGGCTGTGACAGGCTGCTTGCCTTCGCCGCACCGACGAACCCGCCGCTCGCATAACCGCGAAGTGCAGAGCGATGCAGCGCATCGAGGTTCGCAACTCCGAGGCGTTCGGTCGCACGCTTCGACATAACGAATTCACCTCCATGCACGACACCCTTCGGCTCAAACGTGCCACCATCGCCAGTGTAGCCACCCGAAGCGAACGGCAGGAGACCACCAACCGCAGACGACACCCCGCCAAAAGCCCCAGAAAAGAGTTGCATCAAGAGCTTGTTCATGGCCGCCTGTGCGAGCTGCGCCAGTAAATCAAGAACCGCTTGTTCGGCAGATTTTGCGCCAGAGAAGACGCTCATGAACATTCCACTCAAAGCCTCTGCACCCCGTTGGCCCGCACCTTCGACCTGTTCGAGTTTCTTCGCGGCCTGCTCCGCATTCATGCCTGCCGTGACATACGCCTTTGCAAGCCGATCAATCTCGGCACTCAATTCCGGCGTGATCGCACGGCCTTCCGCCTGAGCCGCTGCCAGAAGCTGCGCACGCACACGGGCATATTCAACCGCATCACCGTAGCCCTGCGCCTGTGTCGCCGCCTGTTGCGCGGCTTGTGCTTCCGCCACATAGGCAAGGCGCTGGCGTTCCAGAGCCGCCACTGCGCCTTCATAGCCGCCCTGAGACCCTGCGCCGCCACCTGCGCCCGGTCCGGTGCCTGACGTGCCTCCTACGGGCGTCTCTGGTGGCGTCCAAGCATCACCCGAGGGCGACCAAGCCGGGGTGTTTCGCTGGCTCAAAATACCGATGATCTTGTTTTCTTCCGCGTCCAGTTCAGCAATGCGTTCCTGAAGGATTTCCGAAGGTGTCCCACTGCGTGAGCGCTTGCGATCAGACCAACCCGATTGCTCTTGATCGGTCGCATAGAGACCGGCTTTCTCTGCCATGATTTCGGCTTGGCGGCTTTCAAGTGTGGCGGTGCGCTGCGCTTCGAACGCCCGGAACCCGTCGATAAACTCCGAGAGCGAATAGGCCGCTGAGATGATCGCAGACTTCAAAGTCGTGCCGACCGTGTTCGCAACGGTCGTGAATTGCCGGTCGAGAATATCAGCCTTTGCAATCAAGTCATCACTCATGACCAGCCCGAGGTTCACGGCCTCGCGTTTGGTCTCTTCGATCTTGCGCGCGCCCTGCCCCAGAAGTTCAACAAAGCGCTCGCCGCCGGTGCCACCGAACAATTCGTCAGCGATCCGAATTTGCGCCGCCTTGTCCATCTGTTCGAGACGTTCGAGAATTTCGGACATGAGCGCAGACGGGTCTTTGAGTTTTCGCGCCAATTCTTCGGCGGTGTATCCGAGACGTTGAAAAGCATCCGCCCCACTGCCCTTGCCGGTCATGACGAATTCGTCGGCGCGAAGATTGAGTTCTTTCAAGCCATCGATCAGGCTATCAACCGGAATTCGGTTTTGCTCTGCGACGTGCGCCCAGATTTGAAAGTCTTCGGCACTCACACCGGCACGGCGGGCTTCATTGCCCACGGTTGCCACTTCCCGCGCAAGCACACGGGTCTGTGCAATCGCGGTTGCCGCGGCCCCGGCGATCAAAGTCACGCCTGCGGCAACGCCAGCGCCTGAGAATTTCACACCGCCAAACGCCTTGTTCATTTTGCCAGCGGTGCGTTTGGAACGGCTCTCAGCGTCGCGGGCAAATCTTTGCTGTGCGCGGTTTGCTTTCGCTAGTGCCTTTTCAAGTCGATCGATACGCCCCTCAATTGGGACAATCAGGCCGGGAAGTTCATTCGTCATTGTTCAAATACTCTTAGTTTAAAATGTAAAAAGTCCGCCCGAATTCGGGTCGTTGTAGGCACTCATGTTGGATTGACCGAGAGTCAGGCGGTAGACCGCCATGGCCGCAGCAACGGCACCGTCAATGCGGTCGGTCTTCTTGCCTTTGTGCATCTTCACCAGCCCGCTATCGGTGCGGACAGCGACCACGCTCGCGAGGTGATGCCGCAAGATCGGGTGTCCATCGTGGCGAATGAGCTTGCCGTTCACGATACGCTCAAGATCGGCACCGGCTGCGCCCATCGTCAGCGGACCTTGGCGCACTTCCACAACCGGCAAACCATCATCGTAAAGTCGTTGCATGATCCGTTGCGCAAGGTGCGGGTCAAAGCCGATTTCGCGCACGTCATACGTCGCGCACAACTCGCGAATTTCGTCTTCAACATCCTCTTCCGAGATGATCGGACCAGCACAGAGGCGAATGAGCCCTTTATCGGCCCATTCCTGATACGGCACCCCATCACGGTCAGATCGGGCTTTCAGGTCTTCCCCTGGCACAAAGAACGTGGGCTTCAACGTCACCTGCCCGTCAGGATGTTGGAACGCCGCGACAACGGCGGTCAGGTCGCCAGAGCGCGACAGGTCAACCCCAAGCCAACACGGCAGGGTTTCGAGGTCTGCCGGATCGTCATCAAACTGGCGCGCGTCATAGGTTGCGAAGTCAAAGAGCGGGTCGCGGCTGTTCGCAAACCAGCGGTTCAAGTTGTATTGTTCGAAGCTGTAACGCTCGCTCGGACTGTCCGCCGCTTTCTTCGCCACAGACCGCAGCCCGTCCAGATCGGGGAAGCCGTAAGGCAAGCCGGGGTTGACCTTGTGCCAAACCTCTTCGTCGTCCCATTGGTCGCCCTCTTCCGGCTCAAACAGGATCGGCAACACCTCTTCGTTTTCGATCTGACCGAGGGCAACACCGCGCGCATAGTTGTAGAGATCGGCGGCAAGCCCTTCGTTTCCGCGACCGGCAGTTGTCGCAATGACCGTCAAGCCACCTGCCCGCTTCACCATGCCCGATTGCAGCGCTTCCCAAAGATCATTGCCGCGCCATGTGTGGATTTCATCGGCGAGCACAAAGGTCGGCGTCGTGCCGTGCTGTGCGCGCCCGTCCGAGGATACAGACTTGAGCGAAGACCCGTCCAACGCGCTCTTGATCGTCTTCGGCGCGTTGTGGGCGTCGTAAATCTTGGTCACGCCTTCAAGACGTTTGTCTTGGCGCACAATCTCCGCAGCCTCACGGAAACCAATGCCCGCTTGTTCACGGTCTGACGCAGCAAAGATGATCTGACCCGCCGCTACCCGCTCAGGTCCGAGAAGATGCAGAAGTGCGAGCGCCGCAGCCAGCGAGGTCTTGCGATTACCGCGCGGGATCATGAGAAAAACCTGTTTCACGATCCGCGACCCGTCAGGTTTGCGCGGGCCGTAAATCCGGCGAACGATACGCTCTTGCCACGGCGCGAGCTGAAAGGCGCGTTTTGGTGCCGTGCTCGCCGGATGCCGCAGACGCCGCAAGAATTCCACCGCGCGCTCACCGAAGCCCATCGGATCGGGAATAGGTGAATTGTCCGTCACCCATGTCGGATAGGTGCTCTTCGTGCTCATGGCTTACACCGCAAGCGGGTCGTCGTCGTCCGCATCCTCTGGCGCATTTGAGCCGATCCGGGCGCGTGACGTGGGCGTGAGGCCGTATTCGCTGGCGAACTGCCGTGCGGTCTGTGCTGCGCGGTTCATCACACCGAAGAGCTTCACGTCGATATGCCCACCGGCGGCGGCGCGTTCCTCTTCGATCTGGCGCACGATACCGACCGAGATGCAGTAACTTTCCACGCCCGCAAGATCGGCTTTCGTGATGATCCGTCGCGCGATCAGTTGCGGCATGATCCGCTTCCATTCGGCTTTGGCGTGGGCGCTAAGATATTTCGGCGCGGTCGGTGCCTTCGTCAAAGCGTCTGTGTCGGGGGTCAGGGCGGGCTTAATGCCGCGCATGTGTATGGCGCTCATACCGCTGCCCCTGTGATTTGCAGACCACCACGGCGATCAAGCTCGACAATCTGGCGAATGTCATAGCTCTGCCCTTTGTATGTCACCCGGTCGTCGGTCGTGATCGTCGCAGGCGTCCAGCGGATCACAAAGACCCGTGTCGCTTTCTCGCCTTCACCGAGATCAAGCGTGACCTGATCCGCCATGAGGTCACGCACTTCGGCGCGCACGGTCAGGAAGGTTTCCCACGTCTCAAGGGTCGCGCCGGTCTCTGTGATCTCTTCGGCCTTACGCTCAAAGCTCACTTGCCGGTCAAGATTACCTGCTTTCATGGTCACACCTTCCACCGAATTACGGCCTCAAGGCTCATTGCGCCATGTGTGAGCGTCAGGTTCGGCTGCGGATCACGCACCCAAACCACACTCGGCTTGTGCCATTCATCCACGAAAATCTCACCATTCGCATTCGGACCAAATTCCAGCGCGTCAAACACCGCCGCACCGATCTGGTGCGCCGTGTCTGCGCCATCCTCTTGCGCCCACATGTGCAAGATCAGGGACACACGGGCGGCGCGGTTTGATCGTCCAGCACGTCCGAGGTAATCCGTCGCCGCGTTGGAAAACAGGATTGAAGGAAGGTTGTCAGGGCGACCACCAGCGGCACGAATGTTCTTCGGCTCGACAAGCGCGGTCACATCCGGCGCCGCAATCAAGGTCTGGCGAATAGCGGTCTGAAAACCAAGAACAGGGTCAAGCATTGCCGCCCCCGTTCTTCGCAGCGTTGCGCACCGCCTTACCAATGGCGCGACCGATCCGGCGCTTGTTCCGATCCTGCGTCAGACGGATTGCGGGCAAGAGAAACGGCTGTGCGTCGGTGCCGGGGTGGTCTGTGCCTTCAAACTGCCCGCCGTTCTTGTGCGGATCGGTGCCGAATTCGACAAGATGCCCGTGGCGTTGATCGGGATTACCGACCGTCACAAGGGCTTGGTTCTCATTTGCTTGGCGACGTCCACCACCCTGCGCATAGGCTGGCGTGACACCACCGGGCGCGGTCACTTCAATGGAGTCGATCAGGTCGCCTGTGTCTTCCGGTGCGAGGGCTTTGGCGACGTTGGCGAGATCATTTGCCGAAGCGATCAGTGCGGGTTTGATCTCTGCAATGATCTCCGAGGGGATGGCTTCAAGACGTGCAGCAAGGCGTTTGGACTGTGCTTTGAGATCGCTTGTCATGTGGCACCACCCACATTCCACTTGCGATGCGCTTGCAAGAGATCATGGACCCCGAACGGCACCACAGCGGCTTTGCTGCCAGCTTGTGCGGCTTCGCGGTTCTCATACCAAAATCCCGCAAGCATGAGCACCGCGAGCTGAATATCCGGATAATTGACGTTAACATAGGAGCTACCTGTGTAGCGGGTCGCATACTGTTCGGCGGCGTCGAGGTAGGTCGTCAAAAGATCGTCGTCGAGATCGTGCTCAAGATTCAAATGGGCTTTGAGCAAGGCCACAGGGATAACGGACATGAAAAATCAATCGGCTTAAAGAATGTTAATAAAATTAACATATAGCAAATTAAACGTATTGTGAAGTTCGCCATAGCAGACATATTGCTATTCAAGATTTAATGAGCGTAACTTTTAGCGCGATATTGATTTAAGCCTTGAGGAGAAAAGATATGACCAACGGCTATGCCCTCACTACATTTCTGAACGACAACCATATCGAAAAAGATCAATTTGGACGCGGGAACTTTCCTGCCGACGTATCTCTCAATTCTGCAAATCCTATTTCGGCAGAAATGACAGTCCATTTCGATCTGTTTAGCGACTTTTCTGAACACCTAACTCTTGAAGAGGTCGGTGGCTTTATCGCAGGACAGACGCCAATCGGCTTCAAAAGGGATTTCGGGGAATGGGTTCATTCCGGGAAAAAACTTACGATTTCTGGGAACTATCCAGCCACCGGCCCTTACACCGTAGAAATCTTGTTGAAGTGATGAGACACACGACCAAGATCCAAAAAGTTATTTAACGCAAATCGTGTGCGAACCTCCCCCCGCCGGTCCTCTGCTATAGGGCAAAGTTCAAGACTACCCCCGGCACTGTTACCTATTGCACCCTCATACCTTCCAGCACTATGAATCAGACAAAGAACATATGAGGAACGTGCAGAATGGACCTAACAAGTGTTTCCGAGATCATTGGCCTTGCCACAGGCGCAGTTGGTCTCACGGGCAAAGCCGCATCCACAGCAGAGACGATCAAAGGTTTGATCTCGTCTGACAAAGAACCAGACAAGGGCGAAACGGCTCAGCTACTGAATACCCTAGCTTCACAGCTAACTGCCGCGAACCTAATGAACGTGCAGCTCAGTGAGGCTCTTCGATCACTAAGTGCAGACCTTCAAAAACAAGATGAATTTGAGCGAGAGAAGGCGCGTTATGAATTACATGAAACCGGAGATGAAGCGCTTGTGTTTAAGCTTCGCGAGGACGCAGCGAACGGCCAGCCGATGCACTACCTTTGCCCTGTTTGTCTTCACCGGGATAAGCTCTTTAGTTACCTACAGGGCGACAACAAGATAAAATTCTGTCAAACGGACTCAACGCACTTCTTTCATTTCGCCCCTAGAGAGCCAAGGAAACCAAGACGGGGTTCAGCTTGGGTTGTGTGATAGTGATCGCGTCACGCACTACGCAAATCACCCACCGTCAGCACCTTCTCAGTCGGCATACCTTTCCGAAGGCGCGTCTTAATCGTCGCGGCGTTGATACCTGTGCGCCAAGACCATTCTTTCACAGTCAAGGTCTCGCCGTTGTGGGTAATCGTCAATTCTGGCGGTCCACGCCGCCACGTCTTCTTTTGAGCTTCGCGACAAGCACGACCCTGCACCTCTTGGCGCGCCTCTTCCTGTGCATCTTCGACACTCACCGATAGAGCTTTAGCCAGAGGCCAGCCACGGCCAAGACGCGCATGAATAGTGCTCACCTTGAGGCCCGTGCGTTCTGACCATTCCGCAAGCGTCAGGGTTTCGCCGTTGTGCGTATAGGTCGGGATTGATCGCTTCTCTTGCTCTTTCCGCTGGCTGGCGTTGAACTCAATCTTTCGCTTCTGCACACCATCCAAAAGCTCTTCTGCGGTCGGTGCCTCTGCGATCCGCTTCCGCATGTGTTCGATCACCTGCATCATATCCGGATCAGCACCATCACAGACGATTTGTAAGTCTTCGTTCTCGGTCGTCAGGAATGTGCGTGTCTCTTCGATCATCCGCAGCTTTGTTTTTCGTGAGGAACCACTCTCGCCACCAATGCCGAATGTGGCGTCTTCCACGGCAAGCAAGAGCACAGCGGTCCAGAGATCGCGCTCAGCCATTACTGTTCCCTTTCGATGGGAGCGAACCACCTCCAAAAAGAGACCAGAAAATCCGTATGATGATAAAATAACACATCTTAATTTGGTCACATTTACGCGATTGCCGATAAGAGAACGGCTGCATAGAAAAGCTGCACGCAATTTCGCGTGGGAAACATTCATCTTTAGATTTCATTCGGGGGAAACTGTGAAAAAAGTTCTGACAGCCGCCTTTATTTCCGTTGCTGCGCTTACCGCCTGCGAACAAGCAAGCGTTCCAGAAATGACGCACTACAATGGCAGACCGCTTCAACTTGTAGCCAAAATGACACCGGGCATGTTCGATGAAGAGGTCAAGCTCTATATCGACAATGAACTCGTCATCAATGAGCGCTCGCAACCTTTCGGCGGCTCGTCTCAGACGTTTGAGGGAACTTGGAAAGGTCGCAAGGTAGTTGCCCGCGCCACCGCTGTGCAGAAGTTCATGACCAGCTACATCATGGTTGACGTCTTTATCGACGGAACACTGGTCGATACACTCACCATCTAAATTTCGAATAGCGCGCTCAGACATGGGCGCGCTCTTCCCGTTGCTTCTGCCGGTCGTGGCACGGCTTGCACAGCGCTTGCCAATTGCTCTTATCCCAGAATAGCCGGTCGTCGCCTTTGTGTGGAATGATGTGATCCACCACGGTCGCGGGCGACCCGCAGCGGGCGCAAACAGGGAAGTATTTCAGGAACTCAAGACGGGCTTTGCGCCATGTGTGGTTGTAGCCCCTCTGAGCCGCCATAGGGCGTCTTTGGTCGTGGCGTTTGTTCCGGGCGCGGGTGCGGGCGATCTGACACGCACAGCGCTCGCCATGCGGCACCACGCGACCGCAGGAACAGACGTGCGGCGGTTTAGGCATTCAGCCTCGCTTTCAGGCCGTGCAGCTTGTTTCGATCAAAGGCCGGGTCGTGTCCAAGCTCTTCAATCTCTTTCAGGCGTTCCGGCGTGTAATCATTTGCTTGCGGTGCGGGGTCTTCCTCTGCGCTGCCGTGAATGGCTTTCAACATGGCAAGCTTGCCTTTGAAGGCTTCGGTGATCTCGGTCGGTGTTGCCGCCCATGTTTCTTGCGGCGTCCAGCCAAGCCAGCCCGTGCCGATCTGGTAAAGCTCTGCGTAGGCGTCAGACCATGAGAGCGCTTTGCCGGTCTTCTTGGGTGTCTCTGCGCCCTGTCCTTCATCATCGCCGGTGGGGTTCAGGAACCTGCTCAGGAGCGCCACACAGGGGCCTTCCAGAGTCGCCTTGATCTGTTTGAGGGGTTTACCCTCCAGAGAAGACAAAAGAGCCTCAGCGGCAACGTGGGACACCGCTGAGGCTCGAATGAGCGTTTGCACCGTGTTCAAGTGGAATTGGTCGAAGTGAAGGAGAAAGCCCGACCAACCGTTATACAAACGCTCAAGGGTCATCGCAGCCCGCAAGGTCGGTCGCAGAGTCACGACATGACCACCGTGACGAACTGTGACCTCTTCCAAGCGGGCGAGCGGTGTCATGGCTTATGCAGCCATGAGCAACTTACGGAACGCAGTCGGACGCACGACACCGGCACCAACGCGGCGGCGGGCATGGTAACGCATCAAACCGGATGTGCGCACTGTGTAGGGGTCGGCCATCACAGCGAGAGACAGGCGGTCATAAATGCGGTAGCCGCGTTTGAAGTCACCGAAGATGATCGGTTCGGCACCGTCTGCCACGTCAGGCATGTCCACAGCTTCGACCACCGGGCGACCGAGGATCGTCTCAGGTTGACCGGACTGATAGGACGGCTGCCACAGATAGTTGCCGTTGCCGTCTTTCATGGTGCGGATCGTGGCGAGGGTCGCGCCGTTCATGACGAACGTCCCGGCGTTCCGGTAGGTCGCCGGGAGCGCATACATCATCGCGATAAGAGCGTCAGCATCGAGGTCGGTCGCGTGACCGTTCGAGGTCGCGGCGATATTGGTGTCTTGCATAAAACCGGACGGCTCAAGAGCGGTGCTGCCGTTCACGAATGACAGGGCTTCTTTCTGACCGAAGTCTTCGGACAGGGCGAGATTGACCTCACCGAGAACGTTCGCACTGTCTTCTGCAAGTTGAAGCGACAGGTCCACATAGGTCGCCATTTCCTTGATCGCCAGTTCACCTTGATCAAAGGTCGGCTCACTGCCGGTGCGGGTATCGGTTTCACCAACCCAAACGGCATTGGTCACAGAGGTCCGTTTCGGCAAAAGAACGGTATGGGACGCGGTGGTGCGCACATCGGCAATGCCACGGATCGGCGAGAACTCGACAAGGTTGCGAATGAACTCGCTCGAAGTATCTTCCGGTGCGAGCACATAGTTCGGATTGTCGTTCGCAACGGTCAGCGATTTCTTTTCGGCGTCGTTGCCTTGCAGGTAAGAGACGAACGCTTTCTGTTCGGGCTTCTGACCGTTCACAATAGCCGGTGCGCCGGTCGGGCGGTTCGATTTGGCTTCCAGAGCGTCAAGACGCGCGTTCACGCGGTCGAAAGCTTTGGTGTCCATTTGCGGTGCATTGGCCGGTGCCGCTTTGGCTTCCGGCTCATTGGTTTCGATGTCTTCGTTTTCCATGAGAATTTCCTTGTTCAAATTTGAAGATTTTAAAGAGGTGATCTGCGCCCCCGGATGAGCCGGAACGGCAACAATGCTGATTTCGTGAAGTTCAAGCGCAGTAATCTTGCGCCCCTTGCCCACGCGCTTTGCGTCTTTTGTGAAGAACCCAATGGAAAGCCCTGAGATCGCACCTGATTTTACCATCGCGCGCACTTCACGGGCGCGTTCAACGTCTTCGATCAGAAGACGCCCCTTCACGGTCAAACCGGCGTCGGTTTCTGTCAGTTCATCCCAGACGCCCACCACCTGCGCTTGGTCGTGAGCGAAGAGCATGGGAAGGGTTTTCGGACCTGAGAACGCGCCCTTTTCGATCACATCGCCCACGCGGTCGGCAGAGCCGAACGGCCACGCAATGCCGGTGATCTCGCCCGTGTCCGTGACGCTCAGGTCGGCTTTGATTTCGAGACGGTCGGTCATGCCGCGACACTCAGGGAAGCCCCCAGATCACCGGTCGCGGCGACTTCGGTCTCTTCATCTTTGGCGCTCACACCGCTCCAACGGGCTTCCATGATCTCGAATGCGAGCGGGAAGACCTCAGACAGCGGACGGTTTGCGGCGTAGGCGTCACAGAGACGTTTCGCGTCTTCCGGGTCAGCACCGCCACCGATTAGACCGAGGCGAATGACCTCTGTGAGAAGGTTCACCGGATAGGCACCATTCACGAACTGGAAATAGAGCGCACCGACACCAAGGCCGGTAATCCGTTCAAGTTCAGCAAGCATGGGATCGGTCAGGCAAAAGGCGTGGTCGCGATCACCGAAAAAGCCGGTGTAGGTAATCTGTTCATTCATTGGAAATGTCTTCTTTCTCAGGCGCGGAAATTGCGCCGGTTGTCGTGTAAGGGTTCTGCAATTCGTTGCCGTTGGCGTGGGGCTGCAAATTCAGCCCTGCCCGCACTTCATTCGCAGTCATGACACCCATGCTGCGATATTGGCCGTAAGCGGCGGCACGGGCGGCGGTGTCGGTCGTGGTGAGATCATCGGTCACGAACTCCGCATAAAGCTCACGGCGCTCTTCCGGCGTCAGGAGACAACGCGCATAAGCCCATGCCCAATTGGTCAGCCACGGTTTGAGCGTCACTTGAAGGAACTGGCGCGCCATTTCTTCGGTGTTCGACCATGTGCCACGGGTCAGCTCGAAAAGCATCGTGGGCGGGACACGGAAGACACGGGCGATTTCTCGGATTTGTTCGAGGCGGTTCTCGGCGAACTGTGCGTCGGTGAGCGTCATCGTCACCGCCTCATAGCTCATGCCCTCGTCAAGAATGGCCGTGCCGCCGGAATTGCCGGAACCATGTGCAGCGGTCCAGCTTGTCGCCAGATTGCGTTTGGCTTCATCACCAAGGGCTTTCTCGGATTTGATGATGCCGCCGGGTTTGCCACCATTGGCGAAGAGGCGCGCGATATGAGCCTCAAAGGCAAGCGCAAGCCCGATAGCCTCGCGACCGAGAACAATCGGTGAGACACCACCAAAGGCTTCAACGTGTAGAATGTCTGTGAATGTGTAGCGGCGCGGACCGTCTGCATGTTGCACGATGTAGGTGGGTTCGCCGTAACTATCTGTTTCGATCTGCAAGGCGGAAGGCTCAATGCGGTGAAGCTCAACCGGGTCGCCAATGCCGTTGCGCACCACCAAAGCACAGCCACGACCGTAAAGAAGCGCGTCGGTCGTCAGTTGCTCGCGAAGAGCTTGCGCAGACGTCCACGGGTTCGCTTCGTCGTGCATGAGCTTATACGCGGGATGATCGGTAACAGACGCCCTACCCTCGCGCTCATAGAGCTTCACAGGCAAGCTGCCGACCGTCTCAGAGATCAGAGAGACCGCACAGGCCACCGCAGGAACGCGCATGGCGGACTCTGACGTGACGGTCTGACCAGTGATTGAAGGCGTAATGTTGAAAATGGGGAAAGCGGCGGACGTCGAAACGCCCACCGCCTTCTTAGTAAATCTTGAAAGGACTTTTTGAAACACGAACTAAAAACACTTGAACTAAATAACGGTATCATAATACCCCATTAAGCGCATAATGTGAATCCCTGTTCGAAAGAAAGTTTCAGGAGATTTAGGTGAGATCGTATGCCGGTAGCTGATTGATCGCGTTGACCTTGGTCGCAAGCGTCACGTCGCCGTAGTTGTCGCCCGCAGTCTTTCCGGCGTGTCCTTGAATTGCATCGGCCACACGGTCAGAGATACCAAGCTCACGGCATTGCGTTTTCAGCCGGTGCCGCCATGCGTGGTTTGGTTGCGCAAGATCATCAGGCGTCAGCTTTTCAGCGCGAAGCCATTCTGAAAGCTGGTTCGAGATACGAACCGCCTTTTGCAAATACTTCGCCGGATCGGTCCCATTGTGGAACAAGGGACCATTGCCAGAGGCTTCCACAAACGCCGGAAAACCCTCTTTGACGATCTGAGGGTGCAAAGGCACGTCACGATAGCCGCCAGCCTTCACAGTGCCCGCCTCTGGCGTGATACGGATTACCCAGACGTCACCCTCTTGCCGCACATCCTCTTTCCGAAGCTGTGTGATCTCAGTGACCCGTGCGCCGGTGAAAGCACAGATGATAGGAACCCAACGTTTAGCGGCGACCAATTGCGGCTTTTCGCGAACCCTGCCCCATGCGTCTTCGTTTGGTTCATATGACCTAGAGGCTTTGAGCACCTTAACAGCTTCCGTGTCGGTGTAGCCCTTCTCACGGGTCACAACCCGTTTTTGCTTGCTTTGCTTCACCGTCGCAGCGACATTCTCGGAAAGGCGCTCATTCTCAAACGCCCACTGCAACAGCGAGCGCACCGTTGAAAGGTAGACCGTGCTCACGGTTGTTGCCGACTTGCTTTTCAGAAGATCGTCACGCCATGCAATCACGTCCTTACGGGTGATTTTGGCCGCGTCGTCATGTTTGAGAAATTTGCGAAGGTTCTCAATTACCGTGGTGAGGCGCTTGCCCCCATCCTTCATGGAACCGGCTTGTTTGCGCATCGCCACATAATCAGACCAAAGGCGTTTAATGCTCACCGGCTCTGGCGTGTCTTGCGGGGGCTGTGCGTCTCTAATGATCGGCGCGCTAGGTGTGCCGGTAAAATCGCCTTCGTCGCGCTCTGCAACCCGTCCTAAAGCCTCTAGCTCTGCACTACACAGCGCACGGGCAATCACACGCCATTCATCGCTTCCGATCTCCGCAGCGAGGTTGCCAGCCGCCCGGAACCGTTCAACCTGATAGCCGACCAATTCCGACAACTCTGCATCGTCGGCACGTCCAGCAACCGCATTGCGAAGCCGCGAAACTAGGTCATCATCAATACCAACGTTTGCATATCGGCGATCATTCCTAAGTTCGTCATCAAAGGCGAGGCGCTGCGTGTAGTGGCTGTGCGCGATCTGTTGCGGCGTCAGGATGTAGCGAGGATCAGGCGCAATGTTCCGCCCGGTCTGTTGCGCATACAT